CCAGAGCGCGTCAGCTCCGCCTGCCGATAGCGGAATGACATGTTCGACGTGCCACTCGCTCTCGATCGCCAGAGACACCGCGCAGATATAGCATGCGCCGCGAGAGATCTTGTGAACGTCCTCGCGGGTGTAGGACTCGACCATCGGTGAAGCGGCTTTTCGAGCGCGGCGGCGGCGAGAGGAGGCCTCCCACACGTGCGGGTTCGCGGCATAATATGCGGCCAAGTACGCCCGCATCTGGACACGATTCTCGGCACGGCGCGCAGCCGTTTGCTCACGTTTCGTCACGCGATAGGCGACGATCCGGTCTCGGTTCTTGGCCCGGTACTTTGCGCTCCGTGCTGCAATTCGGTCGCGATTCTTGGCGAGGTAATCGGCACGCTTCTTGTACGAACACGGCCTGCACAGCCAGGAGCCGTCGGTTCCGTTGGTGCGCCAGTCATCAACCCCGCATCGGGTGCACGAATTGCCTGGACCCTTTGGAGATAGGTCGTTGGTGCGCCCGCCAAGCGGGTCGCTGTAGATCCTCCACCGGCGGTAGTGAGCAGCGCACCAGCTACGCGCCGCCTCTCGCTTCCCGCAACCATCGACGGAACAGGTACGCTCGGCCATAGCCGACCACCTCTCATCCAGGTGTTCTCGGTCAGGCCCGGCCGGTGCTTCCAACACCGCGTCCGGGCCGTTCCATTGTCCCAGTCAGGCGAACTCGACCGGGTATCGACGCGCCGTGATGAACGTGCCGTCGAACGGGCCGATGATCCGGTAGCGGTCGCCGACCAGCGTCGGGCTCAACTGCGAAGTGGCCATCTCGACGACCTGGCCGACTCTTAGTTCAGGGCCGCCTGCCGGGATGTGCACCTCGCCTGGCGTGACCGTCACCGTGCCCTCACCGACGTCGGTCGGCTGGTTCGCGCGCTGTGGGGGCTTGACCTTGCAGGGCCCGGCCTTCCACTGGTGCTCGGCCGGCCATGACGGGTCCGGGTAGACCACCGCCTCGAGCGGCACAGTGACCACGCCCGTGTCCGGGTCAGTGGCCGGCGTGCCCAGGTCGCCGATGGTGCAGGTGTCGAGCATCAGGGACTCAGCATCGCCGCGGGACTCCAGGAGCTGCGCGGTGAGCTCGGCGCCGAGGTCCATCAGCACCAGACACCCCATGGGGTGCCCGGGTCAGGCTCGAAGCCTGGCCGGGTGGAGAAGGCCCCACTGTCCGTCGTCGGCAGCAGCAGGCCCCACTCGTCATCCGTGAGGGCGAGCTCGCCCGAGGACCGCGTCTGGTCCACGGTCTTGGTGACCGATCCATCGTCGATGGCGCGGGTGACCTGCCGCAGACCCTCTGGGTTGAGGACCTTGCGTGCCACCACGGCGGCCTCGACGTCGACCACAAGGGCCTCGCTCGGGGTGCCAGCGGTGACCAGCGCGTCCAGGTCGGGAATCCGCGCACGGATCATGTTCTCGACCCGGGACAGCCACCGCTCCCACTGGGCGACTATGGGCGGATCGGTCGGGGTGGGGCGGCCGAGCTCGGCCGCTACGTCAGAAACGGTTGCGTACGTCATCGGTCACCCCACCCCTTTCGATCAGGAAGCGTCGTTGTACGCGACGAACGCGCCAGCGACACCCGAGGTCACGAACCCGAAGTGCGCCTCGACGAGCAGGAGGACGAGGTTCTCCTGGAAGGCCGAGTGCGTGGTGCCCGACTCGTCCACGTAGGACGCGGTGTCGGAGACCTTGATGGTGAGGTCCATGCCAGAGCCCCACGCGGCCTGCGACCAGTCGCCGCCGAGCGCACGGAGGTTGGTGTCCGCCTCCGGGGTCTGTGTGACGACCACGGCCGGCGCGGTGCCGCCCGTCAGGAGGGCACCGCTGCCAGTGATCGGGCCCGAGGCCCCACCCACGGGCGACAGGGTCACCGTGTACGGGCCGCCGGCCGAGCCGGTGACCGTCGCGGCAGCCCACGGCGTGCCGAGAGCGCGCACCGCGGTCTGCACCGTCGCGGCGGCGGCGTTGTATGCCAGGTTGCCGGTCGTGGCGCCACCGATGCTGAGGGTGAACGTGCCACCCGTCGGCGTGCCGGTGATGGTCACCAGCTGCACGCGCGAGCCGTGGCGGCGGTACGAGCCCGACACGCCCCGGTTGTAGGTGGCGGGGTACCCAATCAGGGTGCCGGCGTTGATGCCCTGCGTGGGCGAGTCCACCCACAGCGGGCGGCCCGTGTTGTCCGTGCCGAGCTTGAGCGTCGGACGCAGGCGCGGGTCGGCCGCGAAGCCGGAGAAGTCGAAGCCTGCGTCGACCACGACCTTCTCGCCATTGACCAGGTCGGCGAACATGCCGCCGGTGGCCTGCGTGGCAGTGCCGAGCTCGACCGAAGACGCCCCCGAGAGCAGGTAGTCCGCGAACGGGCCGGCGCCACCAGTGCGCAGGTCCTTGCCGTGGATCGCAGCGTGGTCGAACGCGCGGGCGATGGCGACAGGGAGGTCCTGCTGGAGCTGGCTGTAGAGGCCGGCCGCGTTGGTGCGTGCGACCTCCTCCGACACCGGCACCAGGAGGGCGACCTTCTTGCCGACCATCTGCTTGACGCCGACGGCGCCAGAGCCGACCGGCTTGGAGCCACCCTCAGACACCCAGCCGGCGGCGGGGATGTCCATGGACACGGGGACCGCGGTGTTGGCCGTCAGTGCCAGCGGGACTCGGCGAGCGAGCTGCTGGACGGCGGACAGCTCTGTGGCCTTCTCGAAGATGGGGCCGGCAACGGTGACCGGCAGGAGTGTCGAGCTGACACTGGAGAGAGAGTTGACGGGCATGGGATGCCCCTTCTATGAGTGGGCCTCAGCCCAGCTGACCGGTGATGAACTTCGCGAAGTCGGATTCCGGACCGGAGCCGTTCGCGGTGTCGCGGCCAGACCCCTGTGTGAGGTCCGGCCTGGGGAACGTCGGAGCTCCCTGTGTGCCGGCGCGGGCAGCGAGCCGCTGCGCCTGCGTGGTCATCCCCGCCTCGTCGGGCGCGGTGAGGAACGTGTCGGCGTCCGACGGCTCCCCGTTCGGTCCGGGCGTGGTGTCGATCCCGTGAGCGGCGGCGAGGCGGTAGCGCAGGGCCTCAGTGGTCGCCTTCGTGGCGGCCTCCTGGGCGGTCTTCGCATCGGCCTGCGCTCGCTCGAGCTCGCTCAGGTTGGCCTTCGCGATCTCGTCGAGCTGCGCCTGGAGAGTGGCCGCCGACTTCTCGGCCGCCGCTCGCGCTTCCCGCTCGGCGGTGATGGCCGCCTTGCCGGGGTCACCCAGAGCGCCCCACGCCTCCTGCGAGACGCCCTCGGGTGCCTGCGCGGTCGTCGTGGCCGTCTGGGTGGTGGTGGTCGGCGCGGCGGTCTGCTGCGCCTGGGGTGGGGTGGCTCCCGTCGCGGGGGCCGGGGTCTGCTCCGACATGGTTCTCCCAATCGCTGGGGTGGTAGCCCGGTCCGCGTCGCGCGGTCGGGAGTCTGTGGGGCTAGAGAATCCAGCCGTAGAGCCGCAGGAGCCGCTGCGCGTCGGCAGGGTCCTTCGCGATCTCGTAGATCGACTCCGGCATCAGCCGGCGGGTCGTGATGATGTTCCGGCCGCGGGCGTCGAGCCTCTGGTTCGCGCGCATCTGCGACATCGCCCGGTAGGCGAGGCCGCGGCTCGAGGTGCCGGACGTCGTGTACTTGACGGTGCGGCCGTACTGCTGCGCCGTGGAGACCGCACCGCTGCGCCGGTACGCGTTGATCAGCTGGGCCGGGTCGGCGCCGTCCTTGAATGCCTGAGCGTTGGCCTGGGAGCCGAGCGAGTGCGCCAGCCCCTCGTCATCCAGAGACTCGAGGTACGCCCTCGGGTCGGTCGTCAGATCGTCGTCTACCGACTCGACCTGCGGGATGTTCCGGCAGTCACAGCCGGGGTGGCGGTCGAACGCGGTGCTCGCCGTTGTCGCCTTGCCTGCGAGGATCACGCAGCGGCCGCAGGATGGCGGGCTGAGCATGCGCACGTACCAGGTGGTCCGTCGAGCGTTCCCTGCCATCTTCTCGGCGGTGCGGCCCGTGTCACTGAGCAGCGTGGCCGTCACCCGGGAGAGAAACCTGCCGCCCCGGGTGAGTGCTTGAGCGGGCGCCATCCCTGCCCCGACCGCCGTCTTGGCGTGCACGACGGCGGAGTAGGCCAGCACCTCCGTCGGCGTCCCGCTCCCGGCCGTGCCGACCAGGGCGGATGGCTCGATATCGTAGGCAGGCGCGTAGAGCCGCTGGCCCGTGTCCTCGATGACCGTCGGCACGTACGCCAGGGCGCCAGTCGTGATGCGCTCCTGCGCCAGGTCCATCGTCGCCAGGATCTGCGGGCCAACCTCGGCCCATGAAGCATCGAAGTCGCCGGTCATGCGGCGCCAGATCCTGAGTACAGCCGCGATGGCCGCCCCGGACTCAGCGCGCTGCGCGGCGGCGTAGAGCTCAGCCGATCGCGGCAGGCTCTGCAGCGCCACCAGTCACTCCAGCCGTAGCCGTAGGCGTTGCCTCGGAGTCTTTCCGTGTGATGAGAGCCAGATACGGGTCGACGCCTTCGAGGCGTTCCTGCTCGAGGTACGCACGCTCCTTGGCCTTGCGGGGCTCGGACCAGCCGAGCTCATCCCAGTAGCCCTCCCGAGACAGCACGCCGGCCGCTCGGCGCTTGGCCAGGGCGTCCTCGCGCTGGGAGACCGTTGGGGTCGCCGGGTCGAACCAGTTGACGTGCACGCTGCCACCGTCGGGCCACGTACCCGTCGAGAAGCGCAGGGCAAGCGCGCCGACCTGACCGAGGGATACGCCGAGCTGCTCGTTCTGCTCCTCGACGGACCGGTTCAGGCTGGACTCGTCTGCGTGGATCGCGCCCTCGGCCGGCGGGTTCGCCGTGACAATGCCGAACAGGCGGGCAGGGAAGCCAGTGACGATGCTGGCCTGCTTGCCGTAGAGGTTCACGGCTGTCTCGAAGTTCTTGAGGTCCGCAGCGTCGAGCTGCCCGACCTTCGCGCCCTCCTTGGTCAGCATGTGGATCGCGTCGAAGTAGGCCTCGAACTGCGGGATGGGCTTGCCGTCCGCGCCTACGAAATCGCCCTTGGCCACGCCCGTCATCCACATGCGCGGGATGCCGTGAGCCTCCTGAGCGAACTGCAGGTTCGTCAGGGACCGCGCCGCGGAGTCCGCGAACGGGATGACGTCGGTCATCTGCGACTCGCCGACCCACGAGCCGGACATGCGCCGGTTCAGGTGCATGACGACCGGCACGCGTCCGAGATTGTGCACGTCGCGGTCCAGCTCCCGCCACTGACCGTCTTCCAGCACCGCGGCGACGGTCTCGTTGGCCTTGAGGAGCGTGACCTTGGTCGGGTTGTTGTATGAGGGCCACGTCTGCCACATGTCGCCCATCGGGATGACACCCGAGATGCCGTCCTCCCAGCCCGAGAACCGGGCCGCTGAGGTGATGACTTCGGTCCGCGGGTCGATGAACGCCGTCATCTCGCGCGGCGACTCAACGCGCACCAACGGCAGGGCGCGCGCCTCGGCGTTCGTCCCGACCGACATGAACGAGCGCCCGTAGACCATCCGGTCCACGTTGAACATGCTCACGTGCGCCGTCAGGTTCGACGCGTCCCAGATGCGCCGCAGTGCCGGATCCGCCGTATCCACGCCGGGCAACGTCAAGGCTCGGACCTGCTGCCGCGAGTTCGTGGTGTCAACGACCGTGCGGCACCAGTTCGCGATCACCAGAAACTTACGCATCTCCGGGGGGATCGCCATGCCCAGCTGCCGGAGCCGCTGAGCGCCCTTGTAGTAGCGCAGGAGGAGGTCGTCCGCGGCAGAGTTCTCGTCCAGCCGCATCTTGTGCTTTGCGATCAGGTCGAGCTCGTCGTTGGACAGCGCCATGGTGCCCCCTCTCGGTCAGCGTGGAAGTCGGAAGTAGGTCTCGTCCGGCTCGGGGGTCCATCCGTCGTTCAGGGCGTCTGCGCGCGCCTCCAGGGCGAGCGCATCACCCACGACGGAGTCGATCTTGCGGGCCGAGTTCGGGGTCTCCTTGCGGACCAGCACCATCTGGCCGCGGGGCGCCTTGAAGACGTTCCCGTAGTGCTCGGCGGCGACCGGGTCGTCGTCGTGCCAGATCTCGGCCGTGACGAGCCCCGTGTGGAGTCGGTCGAGCGCGCCGTGCATCGCCACGTACTTCGAGGTGGCGAATGCGACCACGCGCTCTGCGCCGAGCTCGTCGGCCAGCGTGTCGATATCCGAGCGCCACTCGTGCGGGTCGTAGTAGCCGCGGACGACGTCGTAGTCGACGTGCGCCTTGCGGATCGCCGCCAGCACCTCGCTGCGCGGCACCTGCCAGCCCTCGCCAGCCGGGCCCTCGGGCTTCTCCCACACGCCGATCTTGAACAGGAACCCGTCCGCCATCCGGCAGCCCCGCAGGACCGTCGAGTCGTCGTTCAGGGAACCGTCGAAGCCGACCGCGACGGACTCGCCGAGCGCCACGGTCTCGCGCCGGGTCTGCCGCTCGTGGATGGCCTTCGCGATCCACGCATCCCGCCCCGACATCGGCCGGTTCAGGTAGTACCGGGCAGCCTCGGCCTCGTCACGGCAGACGGTCGGGTCGAGCATGTCCTGGTAGACGCGCTCGGCTTCCATCCAGCCCGTGTCAGGGTCCATGGCGGCGCCGTAGACCTGCCGCAGCTGCTTGAGCGTGTGCTCGCGGTCGCTGACGTCGATCTTGCCGCGGGCTTCGCGGTGATCCACGTAGACCGACGAGTCGAGCGTGCCCTTGCGCCAGGAGGTCAGCTTCTGCTCGGCGATCGACTCCTCGCCGGGGCGATACGCCGTCGTCGTCTGCAGCGCCCACGGGTCCGCGAGCTTCCGCTTGCCGAGGTTGCGCATCACGGTCGCGTACATCGACCGCAGCTCCGGCAGCACGTACAGGTGCGACTCGTCGGGGACGACGAACGTCTCCTTGCCGCCGTCCTTCGACGCAGAGCCCGACGTCGAGGCGCGAACCTCGCCACCCCCAGGCAGGTACACCGCGGAGGCCGACTGGTAGCGCCGGACACCGCCGATGCCCTCGTAGACGTCCGGATGGACGTCCGGGCCCCACTCGCCGAGCACGAACGCTGCGTTCTCGAACGTGTTGCCGGCCTGCGATTCCTCGGTGGCCAGGCACTTGATCAGCGGGGAACGCACCGGCCGGCCGACTGGCAGGCCGTTCGCGTCCCAGCCATCGAATCGGACCGGGCCGAGCGCCTCGGCCACGACGACCATGCCGGCGATCTCCGACTTCGCCCGGCCCTTCGGCCGAGACAGGATCGCCTCGCGGTACATCCGTCGGCCCGTATTCGGGTCCAGGCGGTAGCACTCGATGATGAAGTCGCGGATCTCGTCGTCGTAGTCCAGCGGCTCGCCCTGGACATCGCCCGGGCCGTGGCAGCAGAACGCATGGATCCAGTCGAGGACCTCGTAGCCGAGGGAGCAGACATGGTCGTCGAACTGGGGGACGAACCCCACCGGTCAGGAGCCGGACTTGGCGGCTCGAGCACGGTCGAGGGACGACACGTTGTTGCCGCCGGGAACGGACGGCCTCTGGGCGCCACGGGCGCCGCGGTACTGCGGCCTCGCACCCGTCTTGGCGTCCGGCAGGCGCATGGCGGCCAGGAGCTGCTTCATCAGGTTGGCCGTCGCGTTGGCCTTCGTCAGCGCGTCGTCGATCTTGAGTTCGTAGTCATCGGTCTGCGTGCGGTGGGTGATGGTCGCCCAGGTCTCGACGTCGCCGCGGAGGATCAGGTCCAGCTTGTCGAGACGGTCCTTCGCGCGGCACGCTTCCTCAAGCTGCACGCGCTGCATGATGTCGAGTTCGTAGTCATCGGCAACCGCGCACCAGAGTGCTCGGCCCCCTTCACCGAGCCCGTCAGGGACGGGCGCCGGCGTGTGGTCAGTGGATGTGGTCATCGTGCATCGCCTCCGGCATCGCGCCAGGACAAGGCCGGGGCGTCGCGCCGTCGGCCATGGAAACTCAGGGGTCTGGACTGCGAGGCACCTCCCCGGCGGTACCGGATCGGGCACCGGGTGGGGGCACTCCCTGGGTATCACCGCAGGTCACAGCGTTGGTTCCATCGCGGAACCGTTGCGTCACCGCAGGTCAGGGGGTCGCAGGGTTGCTTGCTTGGGCTCCTCGTCGACCGCC